ATTTGTACAGAAGTGATACTCATTTGATAAACTTCCAAGAATGAGCAAGGACCCAAGAATGAGCAAGGAACCAAGAATAAGCCCAAGAATGACCAAGGACTTTCATTATACCTTACCTAACTTTGGTAGTTCTTCAGGCCATTCGATTTCACCATCAATAAGTTGTTGCCAAAACTTACCCATATCACCTCGTGATTTCATGTGAGTAAAGAATTTATTGTGAACAAGTTGGTCTGCTTTTTTTAGTCTGCTCCCATTTTTTATGTCATGGACAGCAGTCTTATAATTCATCTTTAAATTCTTCCCCAGATGAGACAAATCTGGCACCTTCTTAGTATTCTTAGTAGTTCTATAAGTAGTATTATTAGTATTATATACTTTACTAATATACGACTCTGGTGTCGTATCACTTTGTTGAGGGCTTAAAACATTGTCCAATAAACTGATATGTAAAAAATATTCACACGAGCTTTTTAATCTTTTTCTTGTGATTAATCGTTTATCTTCTAACTCACGCAATGCACGAACGACTGTTCTTCTGTTCATATTAATTTGGTTTGCAATGGTTTGTTGACGAATATAGCATCTCCCGTATTTGGCCTTATACTCACTCAATAAGAGGTAAACGATCTTCCCGTTGGGGCTGACATCAGATCGGAGAAACCACCCCCATTTTGCTTGGCTATTCATGTTTAAACACCAATCTCCATAGCCAGGAACGTATGATAGAAACAACTGTGAATATTAACGATATGCCAATGGTGTCACTTATGCTTGGGTATAATCCAAACAAGGGAAATATAGATATTTGAATTAAGATGGCTAACAAAAAACCACTACCAACGTCTATGCAGCTGTGCTTTAAACTATTCATACGCCACACATACCTTCACACTCATTTTCAAACATGTTTAATTGAGGATCTTTTTTCTCAAAATCAATCTCATCAATGGGTTTGCAAGATGAATGCAAAAACACCTCATCTTCTGGTCGTTTTGTGGCATGTCGAATTGCTTTATCAAGCTCAACAACTTCATCCCATTCAGATTTATTTTGTTTTACATGCAGCCATTCTTCGTTGCTATGAAACGGACAAAAAGTACACGCAGATCGTGGGGGCTTTGGATAGTTATTATCCTCCATCCAATTAATGCAGTCTTGCCTACGCATTTTAAGATCAACTAATGGATATTGGTTTTTAATATATTTAATTTGATTGGTACGCATACGACTCACCTCGTCATACGAAATACCCATAACCATTTCAACTTCAGTACCTTTTTTGACATGCTGATACCTTTTAAGACCAAGCAATTCTCTAACTTTTTTGTTTACTGGAATTATTTTGTAATCAGCGGTGCATTGCCTACGCAATAAACCCTTTTTACCAGTCTCGGCATTTACTGTATAAACTGGTATTGTCACATATTTGTACTTGCCATGAACTGCGTCAACTGTGTCTTGTCTTAAATTACCACGACTGACAATGTGTAAAGCAAAAGATAATTGTGTTTTTAACCATTCAAGCCACTCCATAACTGCTTTAGGCTCACTTTTTGTGTCTGCAAAAATAGCTGCGTCAGGTTTATCAATCAAACCTTTTTCCATCATCAATGCTACTGTGCTACTTTGAACACCAGCTCCAAGACTAAGTATTCTAAGATCAGTCAAACACACAGCCTACTTGAATGCAGATTAATTCTATTTGTTCACGAGCTATTGTAATCTCGGTCCATTGGTCATCAAGAACATGATGGATTGGGGCAGCAAAATAGTGTCCAATGTATAAACCCAATACAAAAACAAATAAAATTAGTGCAGTAATTGTGTAGTGTTTAATCATAACATCCTCATATCTGTAAGTTCATCAATTGGTACGGCATAAAATGGTGGCCGATCTTTTACTTGTCGTTCAAACTGTTTAATCTTTGCGTTCTTACCTTTAATAAATCCAACAACTTCGTATCGTGTGTTTGAATGAACAAGGACCAGGACATGCACAAGCTCGTTATCTGCATTTGGTTTTACAACCAAGAAATTACTTGTTTTGTGTGGATCAATACTATGATGAAGTTGGGCTTTAACTTCTATGCCCTCTAAATCAGGTCGTGAGAAGGTATTGACTGAGCCATCCCAATACATCTTCAGGCATTTAGCAACGGCCAATTCTGATACAGCACTAACGACTGACCATCCTATATCATTGATTGGGTTCCAAACTGAGCCATAACGATCTTTATGACCAAGACTTATTGATTGTGATTTACGGCTGACACCTACTTGAGCTGCCATCTGGTATTCATGCCATGAAATATCAGCTATCATTTTCTGCCTCTTTTATTGCCATTCCAATTTGGTATGCAATTTGTGGTACGATTGCATTGCCTAATCCTTTAAGTCTGTCCACCCTATTGGGTAGCCCATCAACCATTCTACCCACATCGGGTTCAGTGTTCCACCAGCATGGGTTGCCAAAGTTTTTGAGTTCCTCATAAGTTCTGCTGGTGATTTCCCGTTGTCTTTGTAATCCCTTGCTGTCGGTGTCGGCCACAGTCTCGGTTCTTTGACTTGATCTTGCAGTCTGATCTGTATGGGTTGACCACTTGGTCTTTTCAGATGACCTTCGTCTAATGCTTTCTGTATTCCTGGTAGGTTGCTCCCTCCAGCTGCTGCGTCTGGTGTCCTCCACATCCTCATGTCCTTGATTGGAAAACCGTACTGAACTTGCTCTGCTAGATTGCCAGGATTGATTGTCGTTCTCCCTATGCTCTCTCTGTACTTCTGACGTTTCTTCAGAGCTGCGTCTGATCTCTTGTCGATGTTTGTTGCACTCGGAGTAAGCCACAATCCATGTTCGGTATCGTTGGTGGGGGGCATTGACTGCTGAAGCTGGTATAATAAACGATTGGACTTCGTAACCTTGGCTTTCCAAGTCAAGGTACACTTGTTCGAGTACCATGCCGTCTGAGATGCTAACAATATTTCTGACATTTTCCCCAATAACCCAGGTAGGTTTTGTTTGTCTAATAACTCTAAACATTTCTGGCCACAGATGTCTGTCGTCTTGTACGGCTTTTCCTTTGCCAGCAACCGAGAAGGGCTGACAAGGGAATCCACCAACAACGACATCTGCTTCAACGCCTTGGTATGTGTTGTAGGTTTTGATGTCGTCATGTATTGGCACTCCAGGAAAGTTCTTGGTTAATATTTTTTGACACCACTTTTCGTTCTCGACAAATTGTACTGTCTTGAAATAACCTGTGCTTTCCAGCCCTAGTGCAAAACCACCAATGCCTGAAAATAAATCTAAAACTTTTAATTTTACCATCCATACTCATCAGTTGGGTCCATCCATAACCTCCTTTAATGGTATTATTTTTTGACACCAATCTTTAGGTATTGCAATTGCCCTACCAGTGGTGCCGTCACTACAAAAATCTGCTGACAAAACAATATGCTTTTCTGTTTCATGTACGATCCAACCAACACTTGTAACTGGCTCTGTTTTTGCAGCTTGAACTTTTTTTAAATCATGCCATCCAGTGTCATAATCCATAGCATCCTCGAAATGCACCTGAACTAATTTAAATTGATCAATGTTAAATTTTTTTTTGGCCATTCTGCTCTTTCCATTGTTTAACAAAGTCGTTTGCAGTGACAAGGCCCTCAGTTATTTCTTCAATACGCATAAGCTCTTGTGGTTTTGGAAATCGTTTTGATTTGGTCCATCGAGTAACCGAAGTGGCTGTTATGTTACCAAGTTTTTCAGCTACACTTTTCTTTGTTGTTTTAGTTAAGCCAATCCATTTTGATAAATACATTCTTATTTTATACTTGCGTTATTTGTTAAATACAATACCTAAAAATAAACTTTTTATCTTAAATAACTTTGAAATATCTTATATTTTATAATGATTTGGTGTATATATGGATATTATTTTATTTTTATACACAATATTTAAAATTTAACTTGACGTATTTTTACGAATATGAAAATTTATCAATATGGTTGAACAACAAAAACCAAAATCATTAGACGAAGAGCTAGGTATTATACCTCAAGAGTTTATAGAATTAGATATAAACCATTACTCACCTACACAACTATTACAACCTATGTGGTTATGGGCTTTGATGTACGGAGCTTTTAATCAAGAGACACGCAGACGCAACAAAACTAATATCAATATGTTTTTTGGCACAACAATTGGTTACATTTGTCAACTTGTATTCTGTGATGTGATATGGACTTTTAATAGTCAAAAAGTAAACAACAAAAAAATATCTGAAGATCAAGCATTTGAAATGTTAGATCAAGAAATGAACGCTTACAAACCATCTGATGAAAAAGATAAAGAAAAGTATGCAGCATTTAAAGGTTTAGCAGCTGATTATTTAAAACATTCTATTGCAGCTTGGAAATCAATAAAGTTTACCAAACCAGTAATAGCAGAACGCAATGTTACCTTGCCTTTAACTTATGTAGGTATGTTGGGCCGAATAGATGGTGAAGATGATTTAAAGTTTGGGGAGCAAAAATTAAGATTACCACGATTATTAAAGCCAAAAAAAGATGGCACGAGAAGTGTCAGCACAACAAAGATTGACCAGCCCCTTATCAATCATTGTAGACAAACGTCATACTACTGGAAATGCACTAACAAGAGGCCGTTCTTGTTTTATGTGAATGACAAAGAACACAAGATATTTGATTCATCAAACTGTGATTTACTAACAGTAGATGCCATGAATGATCACTTTGAATACCTTAAAAACCAGGCACGATTAAGGGATAGACATATATTAAACAGCAAGGGTGATCCATTACGACTGTTAAGTTTTCACGATCCTGATTGGGAAAGTTTTTATGCAGATATAGGGGAAGAAAATTTACACAAGGCCAGAGAATTATTTAAACAAGCACACAACTTATAGGAGGAACAATGAAACAAGAAACATCAGCAACAAAATTATTACGCAATGCCATGGATGAAATAATGGTAAAGCAAGACGAGTTGTCTATTAATTTAAAAGGCAAAAAGTATTTAGAAATAGGTCCACGAATACAAATTATGCGTAAGCATTTTGGAACACGAGCTTTAATAAATACAGAGATTGTTGAGAACACAGCCACAAGAGTTGTGATGAGATCATCTATATTTATAGACGATAAGTTAGTTGCAACTGGTACTGCTGAAGAATTTAGAGCAATCGGACCAGTCAATAAAACAAGTGCATTAGAAAATTGTGAGACAAGCTGCATTGGAAGGGCATTAGGCAATCTTGGATTGTCCAACGACAAGATTTCTTCTTATGAAGAAGTGCAACGAGCTATTAGTGATGGTGAGTTGTTAAAAAAGTCTAATCAAAATCATACTGGATTAGCCTTGGTAAAAAAAACAGTGACTTATGACAGTGTTATGAAACAGATTGAAAATGCTAGTCAAACAGAATCATTAAAAGCTGTCGTGAGCCAGCCTGAAATTAGAGAATTTTTGAAGGGTCTGAGAGATTCAAATCCTAAGAAGATGAAAGCCATAGATGCTTTATACACTAAAACTCAACAAACATTAACAGAAGGAAAAACGATATGAGTGATTATGTAAAAATGGGAAACGGCATGCTGTTTCTTGATGATGAAAAAATTGTAGCAAGTAATAATTTTTTAGAAATAAGTGTAGATAAAAGACCACCTAACAAAGATGGTAAAAAAGTTGCTCCAATTTGGACTGGTCCAATAACAATTGTGAACAAAGATGGTTCTGAACGTAGAGGTCGGTTAGCTGCATGGACAAGTGATAAGCACAAAAATGCTATATCAATACAGCTCAGTGAGGCTAATGCTCCAAGTCAAGCAACACAAGGAGATGAAATACCATTTTAACTTTTATGGTGGGTAGGGTGTTTTGATTCGTTCATAATTCCTTTATTCCTTACCCACCTCCCAGGACATTATATGAGATATATATCACCTTTTGGATGGAAATTAATTGGCATGGCTTTGTTTGTCATAGTCATAGTTGTGGTCAGCTTATGAGCCACGATCCAGTTAATCATCCAAAGCATTACACAAGCAGTGACATTGAAACAATTGATGTCATACAAAATGGATTAACCACAGAAATGTTTAAAGGATATTGCTTGGGCCAAATATACAAATACATTTCACGAGCTGAGATGAAAGGCAATGCACTCCAGGATTATCAAAAGGCTGAGTGGTATTTAAAAAAATTAATCAAGGTTATTGAATGACACCAAAACAAAAAAAAGTTTTAGATTTTATTAAAAAGTTTTTTAAAGACAACGGATATAGCCCATCACAAAAAGAAGTTGGTAATGCAATAGGAACTACACAGACAACAGCACGACTTCATATACAACAATTAATACAACGTGGTTTTTTAAAAAAAAAACAAGGTAATAACAGATCGTTAGAAATATTATGAGTAACAGCAACCCAGAACAATTTGAGATTAAATCAAATAGGAGACAATGTTGTAGAGTGCCATTGTACCACAACAATCAAAAAATATATTTAGAGATACAATTAGATCCTGAGACTGGTGAACTAAGAGTTGTGAAACCATGGCCTGAAATGAAAGAGGGAACTGAGTTGTACTCAACAATAGTAGAGGCTGGTTTTGATATTACAGCTCAATTGGATTCATATCCTGATCCATTACAAGCACTATCAGTATTAAGAGAACGTACATTGCGTAGAGGAGATGGCACACCAATAACAGTCCGTGGTGCTATCATTGATCGTTTGTTTGAAGATCC